CCGAAGTCCGGCTGGCTCTTGCCGAGGACTTCGGAAAAACCGAATCCACCGCTTATCTGCTGGGCTCGGGTGACAAGCAGCCCGAAGGCCTGATGACGAATGCGGATATCCTGCACACCGTCAACGGCCACGCGACGAACCTGTCGGCCGACAAGCTCATTGATCTGCTCTATGCGCTGCCGGCGGCTTATCGGAACGCTTCCGGCGCCGCCTGGGCTATGAACGGCACGACGCTCGCCGCCGTGCGCAAGCTGAGGGACGGCCAGGGCAATTTTCTATGGCAGCCCAGCTTCCAGGTGGGCCAGCCGGAAACCATCCTCGGCAAGCCGGTGATCGAGATGCTCGACATGCCGGACATCGGCGACGGCAACTTCCCGATCATCTACGGCGACTTCTCGGCCTATCGCATCGTCGATCGGCTCGCCCTGTCGATCCTTTCGGATCCCTACACCCAGGCTCGCAAGGGCGTCACCCGTCTCCATGCCACCCGCCGCACTGGCGGCCGTGTGCTGCAGGCGGCGCGCTTCCGCAAGCTCAAGACCGCCACCGCGTGATCGGAAAGGATACACACCATGATGCGTGACCTTGCATCCAATATCGCCATTCGCCCCGTGATCGCACCGGCAGCCAATGCGGACATCGGCACCACGCCGATCGTCGGCACTGTCATCGATCGGCTCGGGTTCAACAGCCTCGTCTACGCGATCGCCATTGGCACGCTGAGCGATGCCGACGCCTCCTATGCGGTGCTGCTCGAAGAGAGTGACGCATCGGGCTCGGGCTTCGCGCCCGTGGTGGACGCCTATCTTACCGGCACCGAGGCCGAAGCTGGTTTCACTTTCGCTGATGACGGCGAGGCACGGAAGCTCGGCTATCGCGGCACCAAGCGCTACACCCGCCTGACGATCACACCGACCGGCGCGAACTCTGGCAACAGCCCGATCGCAGCTGTGGCTATCCTGGGCAACGCGGCCAACGTGCCCGTCGCCTGACAGGCTTAGGGCGGCACCCCTCAGAGGGCGAAGCGGCCAGTCCGAAAATGCATAGTCGACCTCCCTGCCGCCCGCCGAATGGTGAGAGAGGGTGCAAGGTCGATAAGGCCGTACGGGGCCAGCACGCGCGACGCTGCTGGCCCTTCTATTTCATGGATACATCATGCCCTCAGCAGCATCGCGCTACTGTCAGTGCGGCCAGCACGTCGTGCCCGCTGGTCAGCGCTGCCCTTGCGCAGCACGGCGCAAGACAGCCTCCGATGCAGCACGACCCAGCGCATCCGCGCGCGGCTATGACGCTGAATGGCAGGCCGCTCGAGCCAAACACCTCGCCTCATACCCCGACTGCGTCGAATGCGGTGAGCCCGCGACCCTGGTCGACCACGTTGTGTCGATCCGGAAGGCGCCGCACCGCAGGCTCGACCCGACGAACTTCGCTTCGATGTGCGCCACCTGCCATGGGCGGAAGACAGCGCGGATCGACGGCAGTTTCGGACGCAGGGGGCGGGGGTGAGTCGAGACTCTGCCCCTCGCCAAAGGACCGGCGGCCCCTCTTCGCTCGCGATATCGCCGAATTGAATCAATCAGAAATTCTGATTGATTTGGAGATTTGATAAATGGATGTGATTGCACTAGACGAGGCGAAGGCGCATCTCCGCGTCGACTTCGATGACGACGATTTGGTCCTCGGTCGGATGGTCAGCGCGGCGAACGCGCATGTCAGCGCTCTCGTCTATCCCGATGCCGAAGACGAGCCCGAGACCCCGCCGGCCGACATCGTCCAGGCCGCCCTTCTGATTGTCGGGCACTGGTACATGAACCGTGAGAACGCTGCCGAGGGCGCTCTGGTCGACATCCCGTTGATCGCGGCGGAGATCCTCGCGAACCATCGCGCGTGGTCATTCGGATGAGCCATCATACCAGAGGCCGGAAGGCTGAACCACAGCCCGTCGCTGATCCGGTACGCGCTGTGCCTGCTGCCCCTCGTGGCATGGGCGCTGAGGCTCGCAAGGAATGGCGCCGCGTCATGCCAGTGCTCGTCGAACGGCGGGTGCTGAGTGAGGCGGATCTGCACGCCGCTGAGCGCTTCTGCGAGGCCTCGGGCGACATCGTCATCGCGCGTGCCGCCATCGACCGGGACGGCGCATACACCCCCAACCGTTTCGGCGAGCTGAAGCGCCACCCGGCATTCAACACGCTCCGGGAAGCGACGGCCGAGGCGCGCCGCTGGGCTGCCGAACTAGGCCTCACCCCGGCCAGCCGGAGTCGTGCTGGCGCGCATGATGATGACGAGGATAATCCGCTAGACCTATGAGCCGCCCCGCATGGCTGTTCGACGACAGCCCGATCGACGATCCGCAGGGCTACGGCCAGCGTGCCGTCGATTTTCTGTGCGCCCTGAAGCACCCGAAATCGCGGCTGCCAGGCCGCGCTTTCCAGCTTGATCCATGGGTCGAACGGCTGGTTCGCCGCATCTACGGGCCGCGTGATGCTGACGGCCAGCGACTGGTTCGCACCGTCTTTGCCATGATCCCCCGCGGCGCCCGGAAGACCGGCCTTGGAGCAGCGTTCTGCCTGCTGCACACCTTCGGGCCGGAGCGCGTTCCGAACGGACAGGTCGTGTCCGCTGCCGCTGACGCCAAGCAGGCGCTCATTGCCTATGACGAGGCCCTGGGCGTTGTGCAGGCTATGCCCGAGGTGGCGGGCAAGCTGCAGATCCGCGTCGGCACGCACAAGCTGCGGCATCCGAAGAAAGGCGCCACCTATGAGTCCATCAGTTCGGACGGCGCGACGCAGCACGGCCGCACCGTGAATTTCCTGCTCTCTGACGAGATCCATGCGTGGCGGAAGAGGGATCTTTGGGAGGCATTGAAGACCTCGCTGGCGAAGACCGCCGAGAGCCTGCATGTCATCACCACCACGGCCGGCCGCGGGCAGGAGAACCTTGCCTTTGACCTTGTCAGCTATGCCCGGAAGGTGGCGGCGGGTGAGATCGATGACCCGTCGTTCCTGCCGGTGCTGTTCGAGCCTGATGTCGGTGCGGACTGGCGTGACGAGGCTCTATGGCATGAGGTGAACCCCGGCCTCGCTCTCGGCTATCCCGATCTCAAGGGGCTGCGGGCCATGGCACGGGAAGCGGAGAGCCGCCCCGCCGATCAGGACGCTTTCCGACAATACCATCTGAACTTCTGGCCGGACCATTCCACCAGCCCGTTCGTCGACATGGCGACCTATGACGCCACCAGCGCGCCGGTCGACATGGGCACGCTCGCCGGCAAGGAATGCTGGCTGGCCGCTGACCTGTCGTCCAGCGGCGACCTGACCGTCATCGTGGCGGCGTTCCGGGATGGCGATGATACGACCGTCGTGCCGTTCTTCTTTTGCCCGTCCGCGAACCTGCGCCAGCGACAGGAGGCATCCGGCGCGCCCTATGTGCGCTGGGCAGCTGATGGGCTGATCACCGCCACGCCGGGCAACGTCGTGGACTTCCGCGCCGTCGAGGAGCGTATCCGCGACCTATGCGAGACCTACGACGTGCGGGAGATTGCGTTCGATCCGGCTATGGCTCGGAACGTCCTAAACAACCTGACGGACGAGGGCTATCCGGCGATCGAGTTCCGGCAGGGCACGCTCAGCATGATGCCGGCCATTGCCGAGCTGGAGCGCTCGGTCGTCGCCGGCCGGCTCCACCACGGCGGCCATCCGGTACTGCGCTTCTGCTTCGCGAACTGCGAGGTGGAGACCAACAGCCATGGGCACAAAACCCGGCTCCACAAGTCGAAGCGCTGGCTGTCGATCGACGGCGCTGTGGCTACGGCCATGGCGGTTTATCGGGCCAGCCTCGGCCAGAGCGCCGAGGGCGGCTCGATCTACGACGACGAGGGCTGGGAGACCGTTTTAACGGCGTTTGGGTGATAGCATCAGACCACCGCCAGGGAGGGCAGAATGACAGACGTCACGATTCGCATTTATTTCCGGGACACGTCCGGCAAGGTCGAAGACGGCGAGCAAGACTACCGCTTGTCCGATTTTGCGGGTTTCCTGCCGGCGATAGGCGACACGGTCCTAGATCCCGGCGTCCTAGAGGGACGCGATCGCCGGCAGCCGGAGAATCGAGAAATCTGGAAAGTGGTCGATCGCATCTTCAATCCGGGTGACCTGGCGGACTATGTCGTGCTCGTTGTCGAAGCCCGCAGGGGCACCGCAGATGACGCGTGGCTGTGAGCCATCAACTGCGTGACGCGCGCACGGCCATCACCCCGGCTGGCCGGACGTGGTGGGTGAAAGGCTCAGGGAGTCAGGAGGCGGCCCGATGTGAGGCTTGGCGATTTGCTCACTCAAAGGCGCTCTTGCCAGCACGCCAGGAAGGCTTAATACCTATGCACATGGTAGAACACCAACCTCTCTCCAGCTTTGTCGGGATCGGTCTGTACTCGGTCCGGGACGCGGCTGCCCTGCTTCAGGAGGCGCCTCGCAACATCCGCAGGTGGCTCAGCGGATACTCATACAAGCATGATGGCGATCAGCATGCGGTACCGCCATTGTGGGTTTCGGATATCGGAGGCGTTGGCGATTCGCTCGAGCTCAGCTTTAGAGACCTAATCGAGCTACGTTTCGTGAAGGCGTTTCTCGACGCCGGGATCGGCCTAAAAGCAATACGAAATTGTCTCGATTATGCGCGAGAATGCGTCGAAAGTGATCGGCCGTTCTCTTCCGGCAAGTTCAGAACTGATGGGCGAACAATTTTCTTGGAGAGTCTTGAGCAATCGGGCGACCCCAAACTTATTGATCTCAAAAGTAAGCAATATGTCTTGAAGCAGATCATTGAACGTAGCTTCAGGGATTTGGACATCAGAGACAATTCCGTTGCGGGGTGGAGGCCTTACAAGGGCAAAGCATCTATCGTTATCGATCCGCTGAGATCCTTCGGGCAACCAATAGCGGCGCGCTCCGGTGTGCCTACCGTGGTACTTGCGGACGCCGTCGAAGCAGAGCATTCGATAACTCGCGTTGCGAAGCTCTATGAAGTCTCCGAAGCCGTGGTCCGGGATGCCGTCGGCTTTCAGAAGGATTTGGAGAACGCTTGAAGGTCCTCTTGGACGAGAACCTTTCTCCTGCGCTAGCAAAAGCGCTTGCGGCGCTTTTCGATGGGACCCATGAGGTTGCCCATCTTCGGCAGCGGTTCGGGCCGGGAGTTACTGATAAGGAGTGGATCGGCACCCTCAGCGCGGAGGGGCGATGGGTCATCATTTCCGGCGATCGGCGCATCACCAAAGTGCAGAGCGAATATCAGGCGTTCCGTAATTCGCGCCTAATCGGATTTTTCCTGGCAAGAGGATTGTATAAGGCTCCTGTCGTTAAGCAGATGGAACGCATCCTCGCTCTATGGGATGTCATGGAACGCCAAGCCGATCTTATCGAAGGCGGTGCGATGTTTGAACTGCCAATGAAAAGCCAGCGCCTTCGTCAATTCTAGGAATGCTGGGCCGAAACCAATCCTCTGGCGCTCAATTCGGCAAGCTGCAGAATGCAATGCTGTTCTCGCCGCTGTAGGGCGAGCGAATTAGTCTTTCTCTCACATCCGCGAGGACAGCCCGAGGTCTTTGCGAGCTTGCGCCAAATCGATCTTTGCCCGCATCCCGTGCTTTTCGAGAAGGTGAAGAAGGTTCGCACCAGTCATCAATGTGATCGGCTTGCCCTGTGCAAATCGATAAGCATCCGGCCCGTAGTCAGCGGTAGTAACAAGAATACCCTTCGTGGCGCCCT